GGTCGTCGAGGAGAGGTCCAGCCCGCCGTAGCATGGCCTTCCCTCAAGGTCCTCCGGTTTGAAGTCCGCCTTGCAGGCGTCCCACTTCTCCATCGGCATCCACCTCACGGCCTGCTTCACCCATTGGTTGAGGCGGAGCTGCCGGAAGGCGTTCTCCTCGGCGGGGTTCTGCCTCGCAGACTCGTATGCGGCCACGACCTTCTCCATCTGGACGGTGATCCCCAGCGACGGGTTCGCCTTCCTCCAGACCTTCGGGTCGGACCAGTCGTCGTCCTGCTCCGCGCCGTAGATGACGGGGTAGAACGTCGGGTCGGTCTTCCTCCCCTCGAGGATGTCCTTGGCCTTCTGGTGCGTCTCGTAGCAGATGCTGTGGACGTCGGTCCCGGCCGTGGTGATGAGGAAATATAGCGGCTGCGCCCTGGCGTCGCCGGACCCCTTCGTCATGACGTCGAAGAGCTTCCGGTCGGGCTGGGTGTGCAGCTCGTCGAAGACGACCCCGTGGATGTTGAAGCCGTGCTTGGAGTAGGCCTCCGCCGACAGCACCTGGTAGAAGGAATTTGTCGGCAGGTAGACGATCCTCTTCGTCGCGGCGAGTATCTTGCAGCGCCTGTTGAGCGCCGGGCACATCCGCACCATGTCGGCGGCCACCTCGAAGACGATCGAGGCCTGCTGCCTGTCGGCGGCGCAGCCGTATATCTCGGCCCGCTCCTCGCCGTCCCCGCACAGGAGGTAGAGCGCGACCGCGGCGGCCAGCTCGGACTTCCCCTGCTTCTTCGGGATCTCGACGTAGGCCGTGTTAAACTGGCGGTAGCCGTTGGGCTTCAGCGTCCCGAAGACGTCTCGGATGATCTGTTCCTGCCAATCGATTAGCTCGAATGGCTCCCCGGCCCACGTGCCCTTGGTATGGCGCAGGCACTGGATGAAATCCACCGCCCGGTCCGCCGCGCCCTTGTCATAAGTCGAGGACTTCGCCTTGAACCTAGTCGGCTTGTAGCCCCTGAGCTTCCTCATGCGCCACCTCCTTGGCGAGGTCCCTATAGGGGATGGTCTCGCCTCCCCTTATGCAGTAGACCCCCTCGGAGTCGCCGGTGTCGTCGACGTACCTGCGGAGGATGACGCTCGCGTACTTCTCGTCGAGCTCCATCGTGTGGCAGATCCTCCCGGTGAGCTCGCACGCCATGAGGGTGCTCCCGCTCCCGCCGAAGGTGTCCACCACTATCGCGTTCTCCTGGCTGCTGTTCCGCAGCGGGTAGGAGAGCAGGTCGAGCGGCTTCGACGTCGGGTGGTTCTCGTTGCGCTTGGGCTTCTTGAAGTTCCAGACGGTGGTCTGCTTCCTGTCGGAGTACCACCGGTGCTTCCCGTTCTTGAGGAAGCCGTAGAGGATCGGCTCGTGCTGCCATTGGTAGTCGGACCGTCCAAGCACGAGCGAGTCCTTGACCCAGATGCAGCACCCGGCGAGGTGGAACCCGGCTTCTTCGAACGCGACCCTGAACTTGAGGCCCTCGGTGTCGGCGTGGAAGCAATAGGCGCTCGCACCCGGCTCCGCGTGGTCGGCCATGTTCCTGAAGGCCGCCAGCAGGAAGTCGGCGAACTCGTCGCCCTTGAGCGCGTCGTTCTTGATCTTCAGGCCGCTGGAGGACTTGAAGTCGACGCCGTATGGCGGGTCGGTGAGGATGAGGTTGGCGCGCTTGTCCCCCATGAGGAGGTTCACGTCGTCGGGGTTGGTGGCGTCTCCACACACGAGGCGGTGCCTGCCGACGATCCATAGGTCGCCCCTCTGCGCGAAGGACGCCTTCTCGAGGGCCGCGGTGAGGTCGAAATCGTCGTCCTCCACTTCTTCCTCGTCTTTCAGGAGCTTGTTCAGCTCGTCGCCGTCGAAGCCCGTGAGTGAGAGGTCGAACGCCTCCGCCTCGAGGGCCTCCAATTCGACTTTCAGGAGCTCCTCGTCCCAGCCCGCGTCCAGCGCCATGCGGTTGTCGGCGATGACGTAGGCCTTCTTCTGGGCCTCGGTCAGGTGGTCGACCAGGACGCACGG